TGGGTTTGCTTGCGCACCACCAGAACGGTCTGACCAGGCGCGTACTCAGTTCCGATAGACGGAGTGAGCGCCTTCAGGTTGGTCAAAATGGAACCCTGGATCTGCACAGAGTTGAGGCCCGTGGACGATGACCAGGTTACGATCTTTCCTACGTGCCACCCTGAATCATCAGACCCCGTGGGCCCCTGAAGACCCTGGGTCAGAAGGTCCGCAATCTCAAACGCGGGTGCCATCCAAACTCCTTTAGTTCAGGTACTGCTTGCGAGTCTGAATCGACATCTCTTCATCGACCGACATTGAGTACGTGATCTGATCGATGATGTGAACCTCCACGGTTCCCTCAGCGTAGGTCACCGATACCACGTCCCAAGCCTCCAGAGCAGGGTTTGGAACCATGCCCAAGGTAACCGAGTACGGGAGACCGTGACCGGCGGCCAGAAGCTTCAAGGCCGTCGAGTAGCACTGCTCTACGGTGGTCAGGAACGAGGACTGGAAGAACTTGGGGACCTTGCCGAACGGTCCCCCGAAGAGGGTAGGAGAGGCTGGATCCACGTCGGTCGCGACCGCGTACACGGGCGGGACATTCGCGTCGGCGGCCTCACCAGAAGCCACAACCGCGTTGTACACGCCGTCACGGGATACAGACCTAGAAGCATGAACCAGAACTCCGTAGGCCCCGGAGTTGATGTTGAATACCGGGGTGCCCGTGGTCGATGGCGCATCCTTCACCACGAAGCGTCCAGCATAGTCGAAGTAACAGATCTTCCCGTACGCGGCCACAAGCTCCTGAATGAACGCAAGCCGGTCCTGGTCCACGAAGTGATCTGATCCCAGCGTGGTTGCACCGGCGGTTCCCCCAGGCCAATTAACGGTATCGTAAACGGTAACCACGGTCGGCATGACGTCCTGAACCAGGAAATCAATCACCGAAGCAACGGCGGTAGAAGCCGTGAACTGGATTGGTGAGGTAACCCGGGCATCGCGAAGGTTAGCCATTCGGTCCTCGCCCGTGATTCGAATCACGGGCTCATCGAACTTGCTGTCTTCGATGAAGTCGTCTTCCACGGTGTTGATTCGAAAATATCCGATCCCAACATATTCCGTGGTTCCGTTCGCGTACATGACACCGCGCTCTAGGTAGATCTCATCTGAATATGCGTTGATGCTGGAGAAGTCAGACGAGATGGTCAGATCCATCGTGCCGTTGACATCCGAATTGACGTCGAAGGTAGCATCACCCTTGACGATAGGAATGGGGGATCCCGCCCCGGCTGGATTGACCCCGGTTGCCCAGGGTGCCACCAGCCGAGCACGGAATACCGCCTTGTGTGGGCCCCGAACCGTGTTCAGGAATGAATCAGTTACAGGGCGCACGGTCTTACTCCTTACGGAACAATGATGACAGAGTTGGATACCTTATCGACCAGGTTGGACCACGTAGCCACTCCGGCCACAACATCTGTCCACGTAGCGTAGTTCGTGGGAACATCGGACCAGATGTACGTGGATCCGTAAACCGCAGGGGCAGGCTGGGAGACCTGGCGCGCGGACACAGTCACAGACCAGGACCCGCCCGGAGTATCGACGGCTCGCTTCAGGTTCGTGGCCGTGAAGTAGAGCGTGTCGATATCTGCGTTAAGGTCCGGGACCAGAAGGTACATAGGATCCCCGAGCGCGATCCGTGCAGCGATCTCCTTGGCCTCGGTCTTATTGGCCGCATCAAGAGTGAATTCGAACGAGATCGACTCCATGATATCCGAGACGATGACCGGCGCGGAGCGCCCCACGATCTCGAAGATCCCGGTTCGGCCACCCTGGCTTAGCTCAGGGAAACCGGTGATCTCGACCCTGATGTTCTGGCCTGGGCGAGACGGGTTCATCAGCCAATACGGCTTCGAGTTGGCGTTCGGAAAGACCGGGGTATACGAAGTCGTAGCCTGGTCCGTGAAATCACGGGGCGGTACTCGCAGAAGCCTAGCCTTGGAGATGGCGGCTGAGCCGCCCGACCAAAGCGAAACACCGGTCGTGAACGAATTCAGGTTCGAGGTGTAATCCGTACGCCACGACAGATGAGTCTCGCCGTTGGCACCAGCAGTGTTAGCCGCTCCCTGCTGATCGATGAACGAGGGGGGAGCACCGGCCCCGGAGGTACCTGCCGATTGCTTCCAGGCATCCATGAACCAAACCGTGTTCTTGGTCGGGGAGGTTCCGCCCGGGTACACAACATCCTGGGCCGAAGAGTTCACCGACGTAGCCACGTGAACCGGGGCCTGAGCGTTTACCCAGGCGTGTACCTGGCCGGAACACGAGTCTCCTGCGGAGCCACCGGAGAACGCCACTGAGGGTGCAGTATCTCCGGCCTGGTACGGCCTGTAGAAGTGCTCAAAGTGTCCCGAGCCGCTAGCAACGCGAGTCCAGCCCGTAGGCGTGGTGATCGTAGCTGCGGTGTTACGGTGCGACACCTTGAGAACCATCATGTTCCCCGCCGATAGACCAGCCGGGAGTGGGGGCGCGATGGTCGCGTTATTGCCTGTGGTGAATGTTCCAGATCCGACGTTGGTAACCGGCGCCGAATCGATGGCCGTCACACGGTAGTAGTTAGTAATTCCGAAGATGTAACCGTCGTAGTGATCGACCTTACCAGCTCCAGCCGAGACGGGAACAGCGTCCCCGCCTCGGATGGTCGTCCAGGTGATCTGGTCCTTAGACCATTCCACCTTAGCGTAGTCCGCGTCCGTGTTAGCTCCAGTAAAGGAGACCTGAACACGGCCGTAATCGTCGTTGTACACTGCCGATACGGAGAGAGCCATTACTTAGCAGCCCCCTTCCGAGCCTGAACGAAGCGACGGGTGTTACGGTTGCCTTCCTGGACCTCTACCTGTACGAACTGGCGGAGACCGTTCTCGTCACCCTGAACCACGACCGTGATCGGATTCGAGGTGAATTCGGCCTGTGCGCTTACAGCGCTGGAGACCGAGGAGTTCAAAGCTGATCCAAACTCTGGGTTAGCCACGACTCCATTGACGGCACTCATAGTTGCGCTCATAGCGTCTACAGCCAAGCCACCCTTGTCGGTAATACCCTGGGCCAGAGCCTCAGAGATCGCACGACCCGAATACAGCGTCCAGCCCTTGCCCGAGAATGGGCCCTCCTTGGCAGGAGAGAAAGGCAGGAGGTTACGGGCTGCGGACAGCACGTTACCGATAGCCCCGGTCACAGCGCTGATCTTCGACTTGATACCGTCGATCAGACCCTGAATGATAGAGCTACCTGCGCGGAAGAGCATGCTTCCAAAATCGCCTAGGGCGTTGAGGATACGGCCCGGGATACCGTGAACGAAATCTACGGCGGCATTGAAGCCGCTAGAGATCGCGTTCTTCACGTTGGTTACAGCGCCACTGATGTTGCCCGTGATGCTGGACCAAGCGCTAGAGATCCTGGACACCAGACCCGAGAACAGGCCCGTTACCGTGGTCACCGTTCCGGCGATCGTGGTATTGACCGCCGTCATCGCGTCACCGATGAGCTTCGCACCCTTACCGAACAGGTCGATTAGAGGCTTCAGAGCCTGAAGCTGGAAGCTCAGGAGAGCAGCAGCGATCTGGGCGAATAGCGCGATGATCGGAGTCACGATCTGGATCGTGGACGTGATCGTAGGAATCAGCGGCAGAAATGCCTGGACCAGCGAAATGACAACCTGGATCAAAGGCCCAAGAACAGGCAGTAGTGCCTGGAAGATCTGCACGATAGCAGCACCGATAGCGCCCGCCAGAGGCGCCATCGCCTGGCCCAGCTGCTCGAACGCAGCGCTCAGCGGCGGAATCAAAGGCTTGATCGCCATCAGAACCGAGTTGATCAGCGTGATGAACGGAGGCAGCAGAGCCTTAATAATGTCCAGGATAGGCTGAAGCGCAGCCGCCGCGAGTTCAACCAGAGGAGCGATCAGAGGAACTACAGCCGAGAGAATCTTGCCGATGATCTGGACCAGCTGAGTGATGATTGGGATCAGCGGCGGAATGGCCTCAGCCAGAGTTCCGGCCAGGACCTTGGCGAGATCCCCGAGCACAGGACCCAGTGCGGTAGCTACCTGCCCGAGCCCGGATCCAAGAACCTGGGCCAGCTGTCCAACAGCGGGGAGCGCGGGCGCGATACCCTTGATCAGCTCACCGAATCCCTGGACCAGTGCCGCAACTCCTGGGGCTGCAAGCTGGAGAGCCTGAGCCAGCAGAGGAAGCACGGTCGTAATCACAGGGCCAAGGGTCTGGCCTACGGCCTTACCCACAGTTGCTAGTGCCTCGCCGATGCCCTTCAGCGCGTTCTGGATCACGGGCGAGCCCAGGGCGTCATTGATGGCGTGCAGAGCTGGGAGCAGAGTTCCAGTCAGACCACCTGCGCCCGAGGACAGTCCGGAGAATAGCTTCGTGGCAATCCCGATTACCTGCCCGACGATCTCGAACAGCTGACGGAACGCTGAAATTGCAGTAGCGATGGTCTCACGGATCTGTGCTACACCCTCGGCGGACTGGGTCCACTTCAGGAATCCCTGGGCCGAAGCCCCAAGCTCAGTGGTCAGGCCGTGAATAACAGGAGCGCCGATGGCGCCGATGTTCACGATGCCCGCGATTACAGGAGCGAACGCATCACCCAGGTTACGAATGGTACCGGCCGTCTCGAATGAGATGGTCTGGAGGGCCTTCATAGCCTGGGGCGTCTTCAGAAGACTGGTCGTCTTAGAAGCGACACCGCCAAGCGCGTTTGCAATCTCTGTAAAACCGGTCTTAAGACCCGGTAGAATGGTCTTCAGATCGTTAACCGCTGGGCCCAGAGACTTCTCGAACGTGGCACTAACGGCCGACTTTAGGCTGTTGACCGTGGGCACCAGGCCCTCGAAAGCCTTCTTGATGCCATCAGCACCCAGCTTCAGCGTAGCGATAGCTAGGCCTGCCCCCACCAGTGCGGCAGGGATCAGAGCAGCGGATCCAGCGGCCGAAGCCAGGAGCGGCCCCAGGGTCGCCGCAGTAGACTGCACAACCGCGAAGGCCGCTCCCGTAGCAGCGAACTTGAGCATGCCCGAGGTCGCGGTCTGAAGACCGCTCCTCAGCTTAGAGAAAGCCTTCTGGAAATCCAGCTCAGCCTTCAGCTTAGCGACCGATACGCGAGCCTTGGTGGTGTCAAGGTCGAGATCTGCGTTCAGGTCCTTACCGTCTACCAGGGCCTTGAATCGATCAAACGAAGCGCGAGCCTTCGTGGTGTCTAGGTCAAGCGCGACCCGAACCTCGGCCTTAATAGCCTTGAGTCCCGCGTTCAGTTCCTTGCGGAACTCGGTTAGATCAGGCTTGATGCGTACAGACGCAACACCTACGATTGCCACGGGTTACCCTTCCTGCGCATTCAGGAACCCACGCGCGATAGCGTTAGCGTCCCGCTTGTCACCGCTGGACTTCGAGTCACCGCGCGGTCCTGGGATAGTCTTTGGAGACTTGATCTTCTTAGGGGACTGAACCTGTACCGTGGCGTACGTGTTGTACATCACCAGGTTTGCAATGCTGAGAAGCAAGTCCTCGGCCGGAGTCCAAGTGAACAAACCAGGCTTGCCCTCGCGGGCCGAGTGCAGAGCACTGCCCGGTGGGAGCCAGTTGATCAGGCTCAGAAGTTCATCCCAAGACCGGACCGAGACGGCCTCCTCCAGACGAAGTCCGTAGACCCTCTGGAAGTCGGCCGTCAACGGCCCCTCGAACTCGGTCAGTAGATCAC